AAAACCGCTCTTGCAGATGTAAACCACTGGGGGGCCTTCCCTCATGCGGGTGCGTTCGATAAACAATGATCCAGCGGTAAACCGTTCTTGTTTCATGCCTCAAATTAGTGAAATCGGAGTGCGCGCAATCCCGCCGCCGATTGTGTTGAGTGATCAAATTCCTGCCTCTGTTCTACCAGCAGCCTTGCCCCCAGGCGTTACTCAGCTGCCGGTTATTGAAATGCCTGGATGCGTTAGGGCCAGGATTGGCAACGGGCAAGGCGTAGAAGTTTTTGAGGATGACCCCAAAGGCAACGTTGTTTTGTGCGAAGGCGGCGTGCCTGTGTTTGAAGCCCCTGATTACAGGCCAAACGACTTCACATACATCAAGCCAGTGTTGCCCAAAATAAAAGAGCCAGAGGTAGCAGCTCCGGCTCAGAACTCTCTTCCCAAACAACCGGCCTTGGCTACCGGCGATTTCAGTATGCCAATGGGTGACCCACCTTGCCCACCCTACGGAGCCCAGGCCATAGCTTCTTTTAACAAGTTGGGCACCAAGGTTCTTGCTGGTTATGAGCTGCAGGATGGCAAATGCGTCAAGATTTGGGACCCAGTGCCTGTCGGCCAAGTAATCAACAACTACATCCCTGATGCGGGCCCGACGGTTTCAATCGCGTTGACGGCTGCGTTTGCCACGAGCGTGGCGATCTTTGCCAAACCAATCGCGTCAGTGCTGCAGAAGTTGGCCAAGCCTTTGACCAAAAAGGTGGTGAAGAAGATCAGTCAGAAACTTGGCCGTAAGGTGAAACAGGAATCCTTACAGGAGCGGCGGGCTGTGCAGCGTCACCGGAATCAAGCCATTCGCGATCTGAGGCGCGCTCTGGGTAAATGATCTCGTGAGTGTGATCTTGCACCGGCTTTGGTTTTAGGACCACATCAGCACAGATTGCAGCATAAGGACCTTTGAATGCGTAGCCCTCTTGCAGAGCAGTCGCGCACGCTTTCAGCCTGCCCATGAGGTGATTGAGTTTTTTGTCCGCCAAGGCTTGTTCTGCCATCTCAACTTGCTTGCGCGCCAGTTCTTTGCATAGGTTTATTGGTCCCCAATCCAGCGGCACAGTGATCGTTGCTGTGATGCCAAAGTTGTTGCTGTAGTTGTTGCGATAGCCCGTCCTGATTGGTTTTGTGTAGAGGACGCGGCCCGGATTATCAGGGATAGAGTCAGGACCATCCAGTCCAGTTTCAGGATCGACTAATCCAAAATTGTCAGACTCATCGTAGACATTCTCGTAATAATACTGATCGTTTGGCTTGCCATAGGAGTGAACACCAGAGACAAAAGGTGACAGCGAAAGAGTCGGACCATCACACTGGATTCCTGATCCGTACAGATAACGATGCTGTGTTGAAGGTGTCACCATCACGGCCTGATTAGTCACTGAGCCTGAACTATTGCTCACCGGCGCTGCTGTTGCGCTGACCTGTGCGACTGCAGGCGCACTATGCGCGAAGCTCAGCAAAAGCGCGAGAAGCTTGCCTCTCATTGGCTAAACGTGCTGGTTGAGTCAACGACGGATTCAATCACAGTTTCCCTGTCCACAATCACCTTTTCAATCATCCCCGGCCCTGAATATGCCTCGCTGAACTGAAACGCTGCGCCCGGTACTTCCTGAACCCAGTTACTGCGACTGGAGAAACTAAGGGCGTTGGTGCTTGCAGGCGGGCTTACAACACCTGACGAGGGTTTAACGCCTTGTCCTCCCACCATGTACTCAAAGCCTGTCCTATATGACTCTGAAATTATTTTCTCCTTTATGACCGATTTGGACTCGGTCCGGCTGGTGACCAGGCCAGTTGAGAATGACGGGACCACTGGGATGGCAGCTGCTGGAGATGCCAGCAAAAGCAGCATCAACAGAGCTTTAGTCATCGCATATTGATCTCAGAAATGACCTGACCGATTGCGCTAACACCTGTTCCCGTGCCTGGCGATAAGGTAATTGCGCCTGAAGTGTTGATAGTGCCAGCAAGCGTTCCAGCGGAGCCAGCAGATTCACTCGTAATGTCGGAGAAGGCAGGCACAGCTCCTACAGATGATGCTGTTGTTGGAACGGCGTCGCCTTGGGTGTAGCTGGTTGCATAGCTGAACGCGCTGCCAGCGGTTTTTTGCGTTGCGTCTGGAATCGTGATTGCGTTGACACCATTAGTTGCGGCACCAAGCCCACCCAGCGCATCGCTAGTCGTGGATCCTCCCGAGGTAACCGATGTGTCAATTCCGTTCCCGCTGATGGAAAAGCTGTTTCCAACTCTTATGGCACGAGTCGAAGCACCCTTCACGTCTAGCTGCACGCTGCTGCTCAGCCGATGCTGCAGATCAGCCTGAGCAGGCAAAGCGGCTGCCAATGTGACACCCAATACCAAAAATGAGCGGATCATTTGATGCCAGCCTTGGAATCTTTCTCAACGATAACGCTCTTCTCTTCTTTCTTCTTTTGACCGTTACGGCCTACCGATAGGCCATAGCTGGCAGCCGTTGAACTCAGCAGCGATGCACTGAAAGTCACATCGATTGATTGCTTGAACATGCCCAGGTAGTTGGCGGTGATCACACCCATCGCCCAGATCATGATGGTCAGGCGCACAAAATCGCCTAGCCAGCCATTGCTGTGATCTTCCTGTTCCTCGGTTTTGGTCTGCTGAGTTTCTGCCATGAGACAACAGAGCTACGCTTAAAGGGTAACTAGGCCAGGCAAATGATCTTCATCGTCAAGCCGATCCTGATGACATTCCTGAAATCGGACGCGGTAAAGCGTCTAGTTATGGATCTTCTCCGCGCCTACTCCAAGACTACCGACAACACCATCGACGACCAAATCTGCGATTACGTCGGCAAGAACCTCTTGGGACCGCGCATTGAGAAATGAAGCTATCCGCATTTTCCGCAACTGGCTGGTTCATTGCCGGAGGCGCGGTCATGCTGCTCTTCTGCACCACAATGGTCGTGTTCATCGCTGGATACAGCTCTGGCATAGCCACTTGCGATCAAGCAAGATCGGGCCAGCTTTGACGGTCACATCCGTGCTGTCGCTACTTCCATTTTTTGACTGGTATAGGCCGGACGTGCCGCATCGCATGGCTGCCATTAAGCAGCTGGAGGAGGCCATGCCTGCTGAGTTGCTGCAGGAAGACGCGGAATGGTTTCAAGCTTGGAAAGCGAGTGGCATAGATCAGGAGGTTTTCTTGCCTCGTTATTTTCGACAGCTTGATCTGCCCGGCGGTGAGCGTAAGTGCTTCACCTCGTCCGGGGCGATGGCAGCGGCTTATTTCAAAAAGATCGCTACGCAAGAGGAGTACGAACGAATTAGGGAGCGATACGGGGACACCACCTCTGTGTTCGCTCACGTCCAAGCGTTAACGAGCCTGGGCCTGCAAGTTCGCTTCACAGACGCGGCTGATGCAGAAGACGTGATGGAGGCGATTGACGCGGGCATCATCGTGATGGCTGGTTGGTATCACCAAGGCGACATGCTGCGAGGTGAGCCGCCGATGTGCAGCTCCGACACTTGCGGCCATTGGTCGATTCTCCATGGCTATCAATCCCGATATGCCGAAGACGCGAGTTGGCTTATGAGCGATCCGGCTGGCCTGCCAGACATTGAAAGGGGTGGCCACAATCCGGCACTCTCTGGGTATCGCGTCAGTGTGCGCCAAGCTGCCTTTCATCAACGTTGGCAAGTTGATGGCCCCAGGAGCGGCTGGGCCATATTTGTCGAGGCACAATAGGTTGCACCCTCAAAGCAATGAATGGCGGTTCTGTGTGATTGGCAGATCACGGCTAGATGTCGAAAAAGCCAAATGGTCGTCCCCTTTGATGAGGAGCTAGTCAACCCAGCATCGTTAGATGTGTTGCTTGGTGACCACTTGATGGTCGAAAGCATCTACAGCCCCGAGCTTGTGCGTGTAGACATTTCGCACCGGACAGAAGATGACCCGTTCATGCTTCACCCCGGCGAAGTTTGCTTGGCTGAAACACGCGAGTCGTTTAACTTGCCCACCGATCTCAGCGCGCAGTTTGTACTCAAGTCAAGCCGTGCTCGCTCTTTTTATGGTCACATGCTTGCTGGCTGGTGCGATCCAGGCTGGCACGGATCAAAGCTGACGCTGGAGCTAAAGAACGAGCGTTTGCATCATGCACTGCCTTTGTTCCCAGGACTGAAGATTGGGCAGATGGTTTTCCACATGATGTCAGAGGTGCCCATGAAGCACTATGGCCTTGAAGGGGTTGGCCATTACAACAATCATGTAACGGTTATGCCTAGCGTCGCTTGATTGTTCCCGCTATAGCGTAAGCAGCTGCGCGGCTCCCATGGAGTGGATGATCATCGAGCAGACGCTGGAAGAGGAGTTGTATTTGGAGGCGACGGTTCGCGAGATTCACAGTTGCGATGACTTAGAAAAGTTACGCAGTCTGTGCGTCTCGCTAACCCGGCAGGGGTATCACCAGACCAAGCTGATCCAGCAGGCTGTCGGGCACATCGCCTCGTTAGATCAGGCGATGCTGCCCAGCTAGCAATGCTTGCCTGTTTTTCTGACGCGGCTCAGCCTGATGCATTGCTCGTAATGCCAGCGAGCGCGCCAATCTTCACGGAACTCCCTTGTCATGCCGCCATGGTGGACACGCCACACCAATGCGCCGTTTTGCATGACCTGCTCGATGGTTGGTGTGCTCATAAGAAGGCGGGGACTTACACAGGTTGCCTGGCCCACAACATGCACAACAAGCCTGAACGGGCACCTTTCGGGGCAGGAGCAGGGGGCTGCGAATCTTGTAGGAGAGAACAGAGCTGATGCCCCGATTATCAGAAGTCGAAGTTTGACTTGCTCTGGCCTTCGCCAGGGCCGTCGCTCTTGGCAGGCAGCGTGAAGTCAGACACGCGCAGCTCCAGTGAACTGCCTTCGCTGCCGTCCTTCTTCTCGTAAGTGCGGAGCTTGCCAGATCCAACCACGGTTACCTTGGCCCCCTTGTAGAGGTATTTAGCAACCACGTCGGCACGGGTGCCCCAGACGGCACAGTTGATCCAGGTGGTCTCGTCTTTGCCGGTGCGGGAAGCCAGGCTGAACTCAGCAACCTGGGTGTCCTTGACCTGCTTGACCTCAGGATCTTTGCCGAGGTTGCCGTGTGCGGTGATGTTGAGCATCAGTTTTTAGCGTTGAAGAATTTGGAGACGATTGTGTTGAGCGCCATGTTGATCACGCCGTGATGGCGTTGCTCTGCGTAATGGCGCAGCTGGTCCGACAGCTGTTGATCAAGCCGAACCTGAAAGTGATTGCGACGACGCCTGTCGTCCTGTAGGGCCTGTGGCGTCTTCTCTTCAGACATACTTGCTGGCGTTTGCATTTAGCCATTGCTGATGCTTGACCTTGGTGAAGGTCTCATTCAGCTTGGCTGTGCTGGGTAGGTTAAACGCAGCTCTGAAATCTTTGATGCAATCTTGCATCTTTGAATAGCTCTGGATCTCTCCAAGGCAGATCATCACATCATCAGGCTTCAGAGGCTGATCGCCGTCGTCGATGCCTTTGATCTTGGCTGCAGGCTTTGACTCCTCAGGCGCAGAATCGCGCATGGGGTTTTCCACCTCTTCCTTGGCCCACAACTGCCAAGCCAACCCAAAGGTGAAGGCCGCACAGGCAGCAAGTGCGCGTCGATGCGTGTCTGTCACATCGCGAGCGTTGACCGACTCGTAGGCAACAGGTTTGTTCTTGTGGTCCATGATCGCCTGCGGAAAATCAGGCGTTCGTTCACCATTCGGTCCAGTGAAATAGCCGACGACATAACCGGTGCCGTTCGGTGCTTTCCAAACGTGGCCGCTGTCAACGTAGTGAGCAAGATGAAATTGCCAGCCCGGAGCCTTGTCTAAAAGCAGTTTTGAGACACGGCACCAGTTGACGTAATCCGCCCTGTAACTACCTGTCCCTTTTTGACTAACGTCATCTGTGGTGATGGCGTTGCTGAGGTTAGGAAACGGCGGAGACAGTGATGATGGCGCAGGGTTGTTCTCTGTCATTGGCGTAGCGTTTGTGGGCGATCAGGTTGATGACTTGCTCGTCCGCTGCAAACAAGACGCCCGCAAGGCTGTCCAGGATGCT